AGAAACTAAAAGTGAATTACCTAAAGTTCCTGCCCATTTAGCTGCCCACATACCATTAGAACCGCTTCCATCTGAATGATTATTGTCATAATCATCATCGTTTGTTATTAATACACCTGCAGTTGCACCAGCGTTTAGTGCGGAGCTTTGATCTACTACTCTTACTACCTGTAGAGCAGAACCATATGCCAAGAATGAAGCTGCTGTCATAAAGTCTACAGCAGTATCATTGTCGGGGACTCCAAATACTTTTTTGAGATTATTCTCTGAATCTATTTCTCGGATCTCGCCTACAGGGCCCCATTTGAAGTAACCTGCGATGCCGCCTCTAGTAGAAGCAACTGCAGGAACTACGGTAGTCAGGTCCTTTTCAGTAACGAGAACTCCTGGTGATAGCTGAAAAGCCATATTTATCTCCTCGGTTTATTAAAATGAATGACACAAGTTATGTTTCATTCTGTTATTTATAAAAATAAAAATTTATGTTTTTAATAGGTAGACAGATCGCGCATTTTTCGCGTTATATCCTTCCTATTTTTGTCATATTCATCGTCTAATATCCAATAATCACCATCTGCAACCCACGTTTCAGTGGTATCATTAGAACGCCTATGTAAAAAGGGCGTTAATGTATTATTTATACTTTCTGCTTTCTTGTTATATAACTGCTCTCTTGTTGCAACATCTGTTAGTTCCTTAAAGAAAGCTTGTGTTGAAAGCCAGCCAAACAATACATTACACATCATCAAGTCATCGTGATATCCTTCATCAGCTTGATATGTGTTACCTTTTTCTGTAAACGTCGACATCTCTTGTATTGTGTCTGCGTCAAAACATAATAATTTCTGTTCTTCTATCAATGATTTAAAGTTAAAACAGCCTTGCTTTTTAACTGCTCTCGAAGTATTAACACCCAGTCTTGTGCTTCTGCCGAAACCCGGTGAAATATACTGTCGTTGTTTTTCTGTAACTGTGCTAAATATGTTGTCGTATTCTATTTCTTCGTGTAATATGTCTACTACTTGTTGTCCTAAATCGTTTGTTTCTAATAATAAGAATGCTGTGTTGTAATCGTTTCCTACTTTTGATATTACATTAGGAAATAATAGTGGTGGCATTTTGTTATGTCTATACTTAGCTACTATTTTGTAAGGCATTTCTGTTATATCATATACAATAAATGCGCTATAGTCTCCACCTATACCTCTTGATGTGTCTATTGTTATAGCATAGTAATTATCTTCTTTAGGATTTTCGTATATATCTAAGCCATCATTACTGTATATAGGGTCTACACTAGACATCATACCTATTGTTTTAGCACTAATTAATGTATTAGATGAACCTAAGAATTCACATAAAACCTCTTGGTTATATTTTAATTCTCCAAGTAAGTCTAATTGTGATTGTGCCCACTTTTCATCTCTTCCTGGAATTTCTGAATAATGAATAAAGTGATTTACAAATCCATTAACTCCTTTTTCAGACTCATTCCAAAACTTCCAAAAGTGATTATATCCTAGTGGCGTAGATGTAAGTAGAATTTTTGTAGTTTCACCAGCAGAAATTGTCGGATATACTGATGCGAAAAATTCATCTGCTACATTGTTTGGAATAATAGCAGCCTCATCAATATATAGCCAGTTTACAGATTTACCCCTAATGGCAGATGTTGTAGTAGCAGAAGAAAATACCTTACTATTATTTTCTAATTCTACGTCACCTTTGTTCCAAGTTTTAACTCCTTGTTGCATCCATATAGGTAAGTTTTCATACATTGTCTGATAACGTGCTAAAACTTCTCTAGCTGCTGAGGATTTGTTAGCCATAATAGCTACTGTTTTATCACTATTAAATATACTATACCACAAAATACAGGCAGCAGCTGTAACTGTTTTACCTTGCTGTCTACCTTCCATGAGAATAACTTTACGATTATTTAATATAATATCTACTTTTTCTCTTTGACAATCGTATAGTTTAAATTGTTGTAAACCTGAGTCTAGTGTAACAATCCAACAATAATGTTCTATAAAATATATAGGATCTTCAGAACATTTAACATATTCTTTTAATTGTTTTTTAGTAAAATCATGTTGGTAACCTAAAGGTTTTAGGTTAGGATTGCCGTGGTAGGATACCTTTATGTTCTCATCTTTGTTCATACTATATTATTTATTAGTTAATTTTTTTCGGATCTACGTCTTTACCCTTAATTGCATTGAGTAAATCTTTTGTAGAACCAACAAATAAATTGTTATTAGTTACTGCTGCTTTCTTATCAGTTTCACCTTTAACTCTTTTTTGTTTTTCTCGTATTTCAATTTGATCTTTAGCACCGTCTTGTAATGTTTTAATTAATGTTGCTGCCACTTCATATGCACGAGGTTGGTCGCTATTTTTAGCAATGTTGAGGATGCCTTGTATAGCATCCTCAGCGTAAACGTTAGCACGTTTTAAAATGTTTCTTGCTTCCTGAAAGTCTTTGTCTGCTTCTATTTCAGGTGGCAAGTCAGGTAAATTTTTCTCTTTTTTAACTACTTCAAATGTTTTATCTAAAGCTGTTGTAGGAGATGTTTTAAACTTTTTGTCTAGTTCGTCGAATGGATTCTTTGGCATTAGTCTGTATCTCCCTCAAAATATTCTATAATATCATCTATAAATTCATATGTATCAGCTGGGCCAAGTGTTGTGTCTGCTAAATCCGTAGTAGGATTTTTAGGCCTTATTAGTTGTTTTACTCTAATGTCTGTCATATCTGCTTCTGTATATAGCTGCGTAATAACTGTTTTAATCATCTCAGACTTACTTACGTCACCGAAGAAGTTTATTCTCATTGTAAAATTAAGAGTCCATATTAAACTTTGTCTTGCGCTATACTCTCCATCGTATTCATCGTCATATTGAATACTATCTAATGTTATTTTAAGATCTCTTTTGACTCCTAACTCAGGTAATTCATTAATTGTAACATTAAAGTCTGGGTTAAAGTGAGGCAATATCTGTTCTACAATTTGTAATCCATCTTCTTGATGTTTACAAAATATATATAAACTTAAGCTCATATTATATGGAGTAGAGACAAAAGCAGATCTTGCTTTGTTTACATCGTCGCCTACACCAATAGCTTTATTCCTTTGTATTTGTGATACCTTTCTGCTAGGGTCATATAAAAATTGTTGTATTTCAAATCCCATTCTAGGAAGTGTGATTGCTACTTCCCCTCTTGTAGTTGCATCTGGGATTTGTCTTATTCTTGATAAGAACTTTTGTTTAGTTGAATATGCTAATGGAACTTGTAAACTTTGAACTATATCTCCGCTAGAATTTTTTCTATCTATTTGTATGTTAGCAAACAAAGTTCCGAAAGCTATAATAGCCTTCTTAATGTGTTGATGATAAAATGATTGATTCTTAAACATTATATAACCTCACCGAATGGGTTTTTCTCGCTAAAGTCTAATATGTCTTCAGCTAATGTTATGAATTCACTTTCATCTGTGTTCTGTAATGTTTTAACACCGAAGGATTCTAATATCAACATGCTACTATCTTCTTGTAACATATCTCCGCCGTCTTCTAGTTGTAACTTAAAGTTCAACATATCTACTGAGAAGTCGTCTTCGATGCCATCTAGTTCCGTAATACCAGTATCCAATACTTCTGAGCTGTAGTCTATTAGCTCACATTGTAAACGGAACAAATAAATTTTTCCTAATTGATAAAAAGGATTTTGAAAGTCCACATATTTAATCTCGAATAAGGACTTTGTTTTTGCGAAATATAGCAAGTCACCTTCAGCAGGCCTATCTTCTAATGTAGGTGCATATGGTGCTGTAATTGCATGATGTTCCCATCGTCTTTTGGGAAGTAAAAATGTAGCAGTATCTCTAACTTCAATACCAAACTTTGTAAATAAATCTCCTTCGCCTTCAAAGCCCTCAGGATTTTCTAAATACATTTCTAATGGATATGCCTGTGTGAATTGTGAGAGTGTGTCCTCATCAAATAGGCTGTCTTCTGCTACTAATGTTCTGGGTAAGTAATATATGTCGTTGCCATATATTTTTACTGATTCTATAATCAAATCCTCTATAAGACGCTGTTCAGAGGTTGTCCCCTGCATGTCTCCTGATTGAAAATAGAAATTGGTAGGCACGTTATCCTACCTTAAAGCTAGGTGGTAGTTCGTATCTGCTCTGCATTTCTCGTTCGATAGTATCTATTTCTTGAATTGCTTCTCCGAATATGTTATCGCCGTTAAGAACAACACCGCCTGGTAACTGGATTCCTCCGAATTTTTTTAAGTTCTCGCCCCATTGTCTTTTTATCAATGCTGTGGCGTATTTCTTTAAAAACATATCATCATATACTTCACTATAATCACTAGGATCTAAAATAGCATACGCTTCTGCTACAATATAATCGCCCGGATTAAAAGTAATATCCCAGTCAGTATCTATATAAAGTCTGTTAGTTTTTCTGTTCCATCTAATCTGTCTTTCACTTACTAAAAGTTTTTCTAATGTTTGTAAATGTGTTTGCACGACTGAATAATACATCATGTCTGCACCTAACAAATTATATAAATCGTTTTGTCTAAATTGATACATAATATCGAACAAGTTTCCGTCTCTTGTGTTTGCAGTTGCTGCCCCACCAAAGTTAAAAACTCTTGTAATGCCTAATATGCCGTTGCCTATTGGCACCCATGTGTTCTCAATATCACCTGCAACATAAAAGTCTGTTGCTGCTAATGATGCTGTAACACCTGATTCTGAACCTGTAATAGTTTCTCCTGCTTGAAATGTGCCTTTAATTTTTTCTACTGTAAAAACACTTGCAGAAGTTATTTCGAATATTTTTGTTGTTGCTCCACTTGTAGAGCCTGTTAATGTTTCTCCCTTTTGGAAGTTCTCAGCGTTAACACCGCTGATTGTAAGAGTAGAACCTGTTATTTGATGTTGAACGTATGTTCGTTCGACACCATCAAAGTGATACTCTTGCCAAAATTGCAAGGCATCATCAATTCGATCTGAAATTTGATCTTCGTCAACATTGATTTCGATAACCGGGAAGCCCAGTCTTCGTAAACAATAGTCTGTTAATTCAGTTCTAGTTGATAATGCCATGCTTCATAATTTCCTATTAATTGAGTAATGTGCCACTAGCGTTGTAAATGTTAACTCTATAATATGAACCCGATTGTCCATCTAATGTGTCAGCATCTAATCCGCTACCTGCGCCGTCTACTGTAAGTAGGGCGTTTAGTAATTCTGTTGCACTTGAATAAGTTTCTGAGAAACTTATTGCACCCGTTGATGAGTTATAAGATAAGTCACCAGCTACACTAATAGCTGCTCTAGAACGAGCATCTGTGTAATATAAATTGCTGGATCCTTCACTTACGTCGTCAGTATCTTTACTGCTAAGATCTAAGTTTGCTCCTGTTTGAAGGTTAACTCTTGCATCTGCTCTAGCGTCTGTGTAATATAGGTTGCTTGAACCTTCAGTCAGACTGTCTGTATCTTGATTTGAAAGACTTGAAACTGTTCCAGTTACGTTACCTGTTACATTACCTGTAACTGTTCCTGTTAAGTTTGCCTCGACTGTGCCTGCGACTAATGTTTCTGAGCCTAAGCTCCATTTGTCTTCAGACTCATCCCAGAAGAATGATTTGTTAGCCGAAGTTCCTCTTTCTATTTCGATACCTGCGTCTTCAGTAGGTGTTCCTGTTACGTTATTGTTTAGAACAATAATGTTGTCATCTACTGTCAATGTTTCTGTGTTTACTGATGTTGTAGCTCCGTTAACTGTTAAGTCTCCGTCTACTACTAAATCATTGAACGTTACATTACTGTTGGTGGCAACTGCCTGCCCGATACTAATTTCACCTGAAGATAATGTTACACCTGTTCCTGCTGAAATATGTGCTCTTACTTCTGTAGCGCTAGGGCCTGTGTAAGTAATAACACCAGTTGAACTGTTGTAACCTAAAGAACCATCTCCACCTGCATCTGTTACGGATAATAAACCTCTAACTTCTGTGTCTGTTCTTTCTGTGAAGGACATAACACCTGTAGAGTTATCGTAACTTAAATCACCTGTTGCTGAAATAGCAGCCTGTGCTCTAGCTGATGTAAAATATTGGTTCCCTGAACCTTCTGTTAAATCGTCTGTATCGAAAGCGGACATATTAACCGCTACGTCATCTGCATTAACTGTTATACCTGTTCCTGCTCCAATGTTTAAAGTAACTGCGCCTGAAGCACCGCCACCTGTTAAACCGGAACCTGCTGAAACAGATTCTATATCTCCAGCGTCATTAGTAAAACTAATAACACCAGTTGAAGAGTCGTAACTTAAATCTCCGGATACACTAATTGAGCCTCTTGCTCTAGCGTTTGTGAAATACAGATTAGTTGAGCCCTCAGTAAGGTCATCTGTGTCGGACGAGCTGGTTAACGCATCAGCATTTTTAACTAATTTGTAACCACCTTGGGTAGATCCGTCGTGAATCCTAAGGACGTTGTTTTCTGTATCGAAAGATAACTCACCAGCAGCACCTGTAAATGCATCATTTTGTGACTCTGTTCCTCGCCTAAATTGTAATTGAGTTGGCATAGTTTTCTCCTAAATATGCGGACTTAAAAAGTCCCTCCATCTATAGTTGAGCCGTCTGCTAATGTGTCCGCCTCAATATCACCTGAAATATTACTACTAGGTATATTTCCTGAAATATTTGAGCCAGAAGCCAACATAAGTTCATAACCTCCTTGGGTTGAGCCATCATGCACACGTAGCGCATAATTGGTTGTGTTTACAGATAATTCCCCATCTAAACCAGTGAACGCATTGTTCTCTGTAGCAGTTCCTCGTCTGAATTGAACCTGAGTTGTCATTAATTGCTCCTAAGTTAAATTAAGTTATCCCTCCAAGATCTTCTGTTGTCAATATACCAGGAGGAGCTGTTCTGCAATCATATGCTCTTTCTGTTGGAATACCAAAAGCATCTGTTGTTGTTGCTGTTAAGTTTCCATAATCTCCTGTAGGGAATACTAAGTTAGCATCTCCCACAGAATAGTTAGCAAGTGTTACGATTGCTCCACTAGAGTCTTTAGTAAAGAGTTTTTGGTCAGCCGTGTTAAACGCTACTTCGCCTTCCGCTAAATCACTTGTAGACGGAACGCTTCCTGTTGTCCCCGACCTCTTTAGCTTTATTATCGCCATGTGTTTCTCCTACTTCTTCGTCTTTCATTTCCGAATTCTGAAAATCGCTTTGGGGCTTTTTCATTTCATCTTCTTGAACACGAAGTTCTCTAACTTTTTCTATTAATAAGTCTCTTTCTTTTTTCACAGAGTTTAACTGTGCTTTAAGAACTAGACTCTCCTGTGTGACTTCATTCAATTTTGAAGTTAATACGTTAATGTATTCATCAACAATCTGATTGTTTTCTTTTTGTTGTTCCATTTTATAATTTCACCGTTTGTTTTAAGTTAATTCTTTCTAAATTAATTAGAAAGACCCACCATCAATAGTGTTTGTCCAATCAGGAGTTCCTGAATTTGAATACAAGAAGTATCCATCAGTTCCAGCTGCTGTTGCTTGTAAAGCTCCTGTGCCGTTACCGTAAACAATACCATTTGATGTGATTGAAGTGTTGCCTGTTCCACCGTCGCCTACTGCGATAGCTGCTGACAACCCAGAAACTGTTCCACCAGTAACATTACCTTCTAAGTTAGCCACTAAATCAGCTACTGCATAACCAGTTGCTCCTGTGTCTACTGTTGTTGTAGGTGCTGTTTGTGAATCTTTAAACAGTTTCCATTTACCGTCGCCTGCGTCTCTAAAGAAACCAGAGTATAAGTCCTGTGAGCCTGATGTATCATACAGACCAAAGATACCAATATCAACTGCGTCAGTTGAGCTGTTACCTGTCGCTAATGCGATCAAAGGATCTTCAACGGATAGTGTTTGTGTATTAACAGTTGTAGATGTTCCACTAACTGTTAGGTTACCTGAAATTGTTAAGTCATTTCCGATAGTTACGTCATTCGGTAAACCGATTGTGATTTCATTACCTGAAACAGATGTCTCAATTTCGTTTGTTGTTCCTGAGAACGTTAAAGTCTCTCCACCAGCGACTGTGTCGTTAGTGCCAGAGTCTGCTGCTATATCAAAAGATGTAGCGATGGCAGCTGTTGTTGCAGCTGTTATACGTCCTTTAGCGTCTACTGTTAAAACTGGAACTGCTGTTGTTGAACCGTAAGAACCAGATGAAACACCTGAGTCTGAAAGGTCTAAAGTAACTGCTGCAGTTTCTGAGCCTGAGCCTGAAACTGTAATGTTACCACTACCTGCGTCAGCAATAGTAGCAACATAGTTACCTGTTGTGTCTGTTCCCAACGCAATGTTGTTAGAACCAACAGTAGCTGTTAAGGTTACGTCTGCAGAACCATCTAAACTAACAGAACCTGAAAGGTCACCTGCTAATGTGATTGTTCTTGCTGTTGCCCAAGCACTTGCTGTATCAGCATTACCTGTAACGTCACCTGTAACATCACCAGTTAAATCAGCTGTTACTGTGCCAGCACTAAAGTTTCCACTACCGTCTCTTTTAACGATTGCAGAAGCTGTGTTAGCATTTGTAGCCGCATCAACTAAGTCTGTATAGTATTTACCACCAATCTTATGTATAACCTGGTTTGAAGAAGAGTCTTCAGATTCGATATATAATATCGCAGCAGCGCCGTCATTTGACTTATCCTTTGCATACGCTAACTCACCTGATACTAGATCAGATGTGCCTGGAGCAGTCGAGCCGTCGCTTCTTTTAATTTGAATAACTGTTGACATTTGTGTCTCCTAAATTGTTATATTAAGTTAATAATTGTGTAAATAACCATAACAAAAAAGCATTTAAGCTTATAATCTAAAATGTTCCGCCGTCAATTGCAGTAACGTTTGCACTAACATCTCCGATTGCTTGAGCAATCCATTTGCCAGTGTCTTCGTCCCATACCAAAGTGTAACCGTCTTCTAAATTCGCAGAATTAACATCGCTTAAATTAGTTAAGCCTGTTTGTGTTGTGACTCTAGATGCTGTTGTAGTTGATACAGATGTTCCAGATGAACCTGGAACTTTTGCTACTACTTTTGCTTGTCCTGTGCCTACATTGACTTTGACTGCCATTATCTGGTTACCTCGGGCGTTACCGTTACTATTCCTTCTAAAACTCTAAGAGTTTCAGAACTGTCCGCAATTTCAATGTCATAAACATATCTACCTTGTTTTAATGCACTTGTTTGAGTAGCACTTAAAGAAATGGTAATAGTTCCTGTATCATTGACTTTTTGCGTCGTAAAATCTGTATAAGTATTAGTATGGTAGGATCTTCTTAATTGGGAAGTTACAGTATAAGAAGTTAAGTCCTTGGCAGTCCCATCATCGTTAGTCAAAGTTAAGTCTAACGAATAAGTGGTTCCTTGATCTATAACTATATTCTGTATTGTTGCCATATGATGAATCTACCCTAATGTCATATAATGTTATTTATAAGGATTATATATTGAACCAAACAATTTTAACATTAAAATATGGAAATAAATTTGACGCAGAACACGTCAATGATATTTATAATCAATGCGGGGAAAACCGTAGATTTGTCTGTGTCACGGACAATAAAAAGGGCTTAAATCCTAATATTGAAGTAATTCCTATAACCTGGGAACCTGAGGGACATTGGGAAAAAGTAAAATTATTTAAAATAAATAACTTAGGACGTATATTATACTTAGATTTAGACGTTGTAATACAAAAACCTATAGATAATTTGTTTAAAATGCTTGACAAAAACCCAATGATATGTTATACTTATTGGAAACACCCTGAGCATTACAAACAAGTTTCTAAAAATTGGAGTGAAAATTACATTAGCAATCATAATTCTAGTGTAATGATGTGGGAAGATGCTACACATATATACGAACACTTTGTAAATAATAAAGATTACTTCATGGTTAAATATGCTGGTGATGATAGGTTTCTGTGGCACGAAGGATTTAAGTTTGATTATTTCCCAAAAGAATACATATATTCGTTTGCTTATGGTGCCGATTTTGAGATAGGTGATTACGGAACATTAGGAGGCTATCCTAAAATAAGAGAAGAATTTAATATCTGTTTATTAAACGGTTCAATTAATTTTAATGAGGATTTAAAAGTATTATATGATAAACTTCGTATGCATAAAGTGGGGTAACAAATACTCTGCGGA